GAGAAACTTCCACGTCGGCATAGAAACCAGCAATCTGTTTCTTGCGTAGTTCGTTCTCTGTAATCTGAATGATGTGCGTGACGTTTTCAGCCGTCTCCAGATCCGTCGCAATGTACGGAACAATCAACTGCTCCGCCGGAACAAACTTACTAACCGCCCTGCCAAGAAACTCGTCGTAATATACTTTCTTAAACGTAGACCCCGATAGCGGTAGATAGAAGAGCATCTGATCGAACTCAGGGGTGTACTCTTTCATCACCGAAGTAATTTGGTAATTCATAAAGTGGCGAACGCGAGTGGCTTGATCTTCTTTCTCTTGAGTGACCTTACCAACAATCTCCGTGCGTACCGGACCACCGGCAGGTAACAATTCACCAAAAGCCTGCGCTTGAAACTGAGTAACGGCCTCGGCAAGAAGTGGATGCGTAACACCCGTCGCACCACGAAAGGGCTCTGACCGTTCTTCATACTGAAAACCAAGCAATTCAAGACCGGTACGGTAGGCATCTTCCCAATCCTTGCGGCCTTCTTTGTTCGCCTCGTAATCCTCTACAAGCTGAGAAGACATTCTAGCAACTACGGAATCATCCAAGTTGTCTACAAGGTTCGCATAGAAATCGCCCGTGTCAGGAGCCGACATGACCGGATCGAAGTCGATAACAACGCCGCCGTCTTCCTCAAACTCAATCTTGAGTTCTGGATCGTCCATAACCGTCTCGTCATCAACCGTGACTTCAACCTCTGGCGCGTCTTCCAGATCAACCGTGGGTATTGCGTTGCGCCGTTCTACAAGGGCGCTCGTTCCAAAGTTGCTGCGAGGTAACGGGTTACGAGCCATGGTTATCGCCTCAACGACATAATGCCGCCATACGCTTTTTGAGGAGGAAAGAAGTCCCCTGTCTGCGGATCAAAGCCAGGATTTTCAGTAACGCCTTGACCAAGTGGCTCCTGCATTGGAGGCATTGCAGGCCGAACAAACCCCTCTGACCTCATCGGTCCACCCATAGGATTGCTCTGAGGAGGTAGCTCCATAAGTTGCTGCCTTTGTTCAGGAGTAAGATCTCTTACTGGAGAACCTTGCATAGCCTCTGATTTGAGATTCGCCAGTGTGGCTTCTAAACTATTCGTATCTTGACCCATTAATGCCAAACGAACGCTGTCCGAAGTATCACGGGTAATCCCAAGAATCTGATCAATCAAGCGTTCCCTGTATCTATTAACAGCACCTTCTAAATCTTCCGCTGCGGCCTTGTCTTCAGGGGTCCGTTCACGTTCTTGAAACCTATCTTTAGCGGCCATAAGGTTTTCATACGCGGTGTACCCTGCGGCACCCAAAGCAGGAACTCCAATACCAATTAGAGCTTTTGAGAGCGGAATGAGTGGTGACATATTACTATCTCCTAAAACAATCTGACCATGGTCCGTGGGCCGTGGTTACGCCTTCTTCTTACGCTTACGAAGTCTCTTGAAATCTGCACCCGTAATCTTATTCTTAGGGGGAGCGAGTTCCGCAAGTCTTTGTTGCTTGGGACTCAACTCTTTAGGTGCCGACTTCTTGCGGTTACCTTTCAACTGTTGAGGCATCCTGGATCTAGATATAGCCATTATATACCTGTCTCTAATGGAAAACGAAGCTTACAAGCCGACAATACAATCAATAACACAATAACCGCAATCACGATCCAAAAAACAACGACAAGCGGATTCTTCCTCTCTTTAGGAGGATGCACCTTTGGGATTACCGGTTCTTTAGCCAAAATAACACCTTTCTCTAATTATATAAAGATTTGTCAACGAAACCACCGTCCGCCCTGCTTCTTGGAGGAAGTGACATAATCCCTTTTGGTTCTTGGGGCGCGAGCCCTAAAGCTTCCTTGAAGTACTCAAGACCCGACTCATCCAATTGATACTTCGGATCCTTATACATTGTTCTTACTTTTTCAGGAGATAAAAGACCTTCTGTTCTTTCGCCCCCATCAAAATAGCGAAGCTCAACAGGAAGGGTTTTCCAACCCAGAGCTTTTGCCGCCATTATCCTATGGTTACCTTCACTAACCCAAGGAACGCCATCGTATCCAACCGTAATAAACGGCGCATACTCTCCAGAAGCAGGGTCATCTGGATCTGATAAAGGAAGCTTGCCTGTTTCTTCCATGTGTTTCTTTAGCCGAGCTAAATCCTTCTCGCGAACCTGTCCCTGCTCTCCTCTTCGACCCTTAAACGTTGCTAATAAATCTACTGGTAAATTAACTTTTTCTCTAAAACTTGCAGTTACATCACCAAGGTGAGGTGCTCCGTACTCATTCCTACCCTTTTCTTCTGCATATTTAATTTTACGTGCTAACCAATCTCCACCAGGATTGTCTACAGATAGTTTCGGAACGTCTGTCCCTAAAGCTTCTTTGAAGTACTCAAGACCCGACTTTTCCAGACCAACCAAGTCCTGCATCTTGTTTTCACGCAACCAATCGACAATCTCCCCCGCGTCGTCCTTGACGGAATCCGGCATCTCGCCCCAGAAAAGTTGCGCCGCAGTGACAATCGGGCTTATCCGCCCACGCATTAGGCTTCCAATGCCACGGAACATCTGCCCCTTACTAGGTGCCTTCTCCTGCTTTACAAGTTCCTGACCTTTCGGCTTCTTTAAATCACGTATCTCACCCGCAACTCGCGAACCAATGTCCGAAGCCATAAGACCTTTTTCTAAAACAGAAGGGTCCGTGGGCCGTGGATCGTCGCCAACCGAAAAGACACGAGAACCAGGAATTATAACCTCATACTCTGTATCGGTTCCCATGCCTGGACGCAAAACGGCACTTGGAGCCGCTAAAATGTCTTCTTTATTTACCGTATAAGCCTGTAGTCCTTCTGAACCCGTTCTATCTAACCAGGGCAACGATTTTCCCGTAAAATTTGGGTCAAGTGTAAAAGATACAGGCTCGTCCCCACGCAACTCTCCATACCTATAGACAGTTATAGTGTCCGGACGATCTTTTAACCAAGACTGGGTAGCGTCGTAAACCTGCTTAATTGCTGATTGTTGCTGACCAGGGGTAATGTTATCCGTTCCAGCAGCATACGCAAGCACATCAAACGCTTGATCCTCATCTACTAAATCTCTTAGTAAGTCTGGACTATCTGCATCTACTAAAGATTTGGCGATACCTTTAAATGGATACGGGTCCGTGGGCCGTGAATCGTCGTCCGCCATAGCTAGATCCCCGTTTCAAGAGGGAACCGTAGCTTACAGGAAGACAATAAAATCATCTTTCTTAGCCACGGCCCATGGCTCTATATAAGCCGCTATGCGAAATTTGAGGAAGAGAGGCTAGTCCGCCTTGTGCATAATTTTGCATGTACCCCGGCATCTCTTCTTCAGGCATTGCACCGGGATCAGGAGTGCCATCAAAGAGTCCCCCTGAACTCGACGCTATATCTTGAGCTACACCTTGAACACCCGCCGCGATAGGAGAAACATCCGAAGGGACGCCAAGGCCCAACGAGCCAAGCATATCCGAACCATGTCCCGCAAGGCTGCGCCCTGTCGTAGCCATACTTATAGCGTTTGCTGCTAGACCGGGAGGGCTGTAATTGATCGCCGTGTTAACGACGCTGGATATGGGATTGGCAAGAGTGTAATCGACAAAACTGCCAAGGGCATCAAACCCTTTTCCGAAGAGAGTTCCTATGCCGCTAAAAAAACCAGGATCCTCTTCCGTGTCGTCAATGCCACCTATATTCGGATCCGGGGCATCTTGAGCCCGGTTTATTTGTGCAAGAAAAGCTTCAGTGCCAAGGGAACGGCCCGTGGTAGGGTCAATCGCGACTAATCCGTCATCAGAGGCTCCGCTATCAAAGCCGATATCGACATCTGCGTCATGCCCCATGTCGTCGTCATATGACATTAACCCAAACCTTTCCTACCCATAGTAACTGCGAAGACGAACGGAAGGCTCAGAGTCTATCCAGTCGTCACTCGGAAGTTGTACAAAGTTACCCTGGCGATAACGCATCAAAGCTTGCGTAGTGCTATCGACAAGGTCGTCATGCTCACCAAAAGGAAATGCGGCACATTCATCCATGACCTCGTCCGCCCAACGTTCATCTGGAGCCCATATCATCCCGCTCTCAAAAAGAGGCGAAACAGAATGAACCCGACTTACCTTATCGTTTCCCTTACTCGGTGTAAAGTTTACAACCGGTATACCTAACTGACGCAATTCCTGTGTCAGCGGCATTCCAGACGCCTTCGCCTCAATAATTACCGTCTCGGGGTCCCAGTACCTATAAAGCTCCAAAGCCTCGCTCTTCAATTCCGGAAAGTCCCAACGCCCCTTCTTTGCATCCAAAAGTATCAGGTTGGGGGGACCCTCCTCCTTCGGATGAAAAACACCCCACGTCGTTATCGCAGAAAAGTCGGAAGTCTCCCGCTTACTAAAAGCCGTGTCATAACTCTGTATGACATACTCCAGTTGCGGAACTTCATCTTCTTTCCATATGTTCCACCACTCGCGCTTCAGTATCGCGCCGTCTTCCGAAGTTGGGTTCTGCTGCCATTGAGCATTCCACTTAGCAACGGACAGTGAAGCGCGGACCCCCTCCAGTTCTTCCTTCTTCCAGAACTCAGGCCAACAAGCTTTGCCCGAAGGCATCAAAGCAGGGAACTCTATAACCTCCCACTTGTCCGCATGTTCATCATAACCCTGCGCCTTCAAAACCTTTGCCGTAAGATCCTTCAAAGACCACCGGGTCATAACAACGACAATAGCCCCTCCTGGCTGGAGCCTCTGCCGGGGACCCGAGGTGTACCACTCATACGCATGTTCCATCGCCGTCTCTGAAAGCGCGTCCTGCTCCGAATGCGGATCGTCAATAATTAAAAGATCGGCACCGCGTCCGGTAATCGCGCCCCCAACACCAGCAGCGAAGTACTCCCCTCCATGGTTCGTGGACCATCGGCCTGCGGCCTTACTGTCCGCCTGCAACGAAACACCGTCAAAAATATTTTGATACTCCGTCGAGTTGATTAGGTTACGGACCTTCCTTCCAAAGTTGACTGCAAGTTCCGCTGTGTGAGTCGTTTGAATGATCTTGGTCTTTGGAGCACGGCCAATGATCCAAGAGGGAAAGAGATAACTCGCGAACTCCGACTTCGTATGTCGAGGAGGCATGTTGATGATGAGACGTTTGTTTTTTCCCGTAGCAATGTCCTCGAACTTTTTTGCAATCATCTTGTGATGAGCGCCTGCAATAAACTCAGGCCAGACGTTTCTAACGTATCGAAGGAAGTCCTCCTGACATCCGTCTACCTCGTCCATTTGTGCGAGACGAAGTTGTAACTTCATGCGTCGTTCTTCGACTTCTGGTGTCTCTGTTCTGAGCATGGGGATCCTAAAATTGTTTCACGTGAAACATTGTTTAACAGGCTCAATTATTAGCAAATTCGACCTCCGTTAAGCGATATGTTTTTTCACTGTATTATTTTTGCGAAACAAGGCCAGAGCTAGCGCCCGGCGAGGCGCGGGGCCGAATCGCGGGCCGCGAAGCGCAAGCCGTTGATTCTGTTGGCGGATTCGGTCTTGAGGACCCTTGGCCGGGGACCATGGGCCAGGGGCCGGGATCGATGGCCGGCGGGCGGATCGGCGCGACGGCGGGCGGATCGGCGCGACGGCGGATGGGCCTGGGCATCGAGCGCCTGGGCATCGAGGCGGACGGGCCTGGGCATCGAGCGCCAGGGGATCGAGCGCCAGGGGATCGAGCGCCAGGGGATCGAGGCGGACCTGGGATCGGCGGGCCTGGGGCCAGGGGCCAGGGATCGGGCCGTAGGTTTCAGGGTTCAAGGGCCTGGGCGCTGAGGCCGTCCTCTC